CCTTTCCTGACTCCACCAGTTCTTTGAGATTCTTGCGCACAGAATCGTAGTCCAACCGCAGGTCTGCGTCAATCCGCTCCTGCGAAAGCACTACACCCTCCGTTGGAACGGCTACCACAAGTGGTTTACTTTCCGCAGGAGCCTCTGATGAGGGCACTCCCAACGCTTTGTCTATGCCTTCAAACATACCTACCTCCAATCAAATATCCCAGTCCACAGTCACTCCACCAGATCCCATACCTGCATCATAGGTAGACCCACCTTCCGTGAGGTTTTCGTACACCTTGTAGTACGGTTGATATGTGGTGATACCCGCACTTGGACCGGAGATTCCCAAAGACACCTTGCCGTAGGTTGCGTAGTCTGTGGTGTTTCCTGCGGTAAACGTGACTCCGCCAACGGACGTGTTGTCCCATATGTCCTTGTTCCACAGGTGGGAGTCCATGATACGGATTTCTTTGTACGTCTTCTTCGGTCCAAACAGATACGTCTTCATGCTGAAATTCAGTGTAAACACAATGTTTCTTCGGGTTTGGAAGTCTCCTTCGTAGTCTTCTTCAGAAGAGAAGCCCACTAACGACACAGGAATGTCCATCTTCTTGTGCAGATCATCAAAGTTCACAGTCATAACAAACTCGGGCGCAAAATACGGCAGGATCTGCTCCACGATCTGCAAACCGTCTTCCATGTTGCGCACGTACACATACAGAGAAAAGTCAATGTTGTACGGCACTTCCGCGTAACTGTACTCCGTATTGGTGGACCCCGTGGATCCTACTGGCGGACGGTACAGCACCTTGGACACACTGTTTCGCTTGCGCAGTGCGTCGTATGCGTAACCAGTGATCTCGAAAGCCATGCGCGGCAACACAATTTGGTTGGGGTTTTGCAGGTTGGGATCGCCTGCCAACCGCACCTTGTACTTTTCTTTGGGAGCGTACGACAGCGGAACCAGTAGCCGCTTTGTGCCACTGCTTTCCACCTTGTCAATGTAGATTTCATTGAACAGCGAGCCAAATGCCACGACCATTCTTCGGATGGAGCCGTTGTAGAACTTTGTGAACATCAGTACAGCCCCTCACTGAAAGGATCCCGGTCAGTGAAATCAAAGATGTCGTCCTGCGTTTGCTCCAACTGGATCTGCTCGTTGTCTTGTTCGTCTTGGTGAGCAGCACGAGTAGTGCTTTCAGACACACTGGACACCGTGCGAACCGTGCTGCTGGTGAGTCCAGTTATAGTCTCTCCTGCCAAGAACTCGCCCTCCTGCATATTCACCAACAGGGTACTAGTAGCCGCAGTCCAACTCACAACCCGACCGTAAGCGCGTTTGGCAGTGGAAGTACCTGTGTACACTTCTTCGCCTTCAATAAAGTTTCCACTGCCAGTAACAACCACCGTTTTCAGGTACGAAGAGTGGACGTTCATTGCTGCGTCTAGTTCGCTTTCGCCAGTCTCGATCACCTCGTTGGAAGACTTGAACGCTTCGCAACTCAGTTTAAAGCAGTACCGATCCCCTGCCTGGTAGAAGGGGTTGTCGTGTTTCACGAATTTGATTTCAAACATTCCGTAGGGGTAGTCGAAGTACACGATATCGCCTTCTCGTGGGCGACCAATCTTGCGTATTTCAGGGTGGTGTCCCATCACCTCTAGGAATCGTTTGCGAGACACCACGAAGGTGGCAGACTCTTTCACGTCCAGTCCAAACCGACTCATCTCTTGGTCGCCTTCAATCCCTTCAGAGTTCTCCATGTACATTTCAATACGGTTTGCGTCTTTGAACTGCGACACTTCTTCACCGAAAATAGTGTCCTCAGTTACCTTCTCTCGCGGAATGTACACCATGTCGTGACCGTAGATTTTGATGGCTTCGGTGGTCAACGATTCGAGCAGTTCTTGCTCGTTCTTGATGGTGCGGCGAAAGTAAGGGTTTACTGCCATGTTCAGCCTGTGCAGAAGTCAGGTGGTTCTTCGTACTTCGTCATGTAGTCTTCCATGATCTTTTCCAGTTCTTCTTGGGCTTCACTGTAGATGCGCTGCCCGTTGAATGTAAGGTTTCCTGGAAGATTGATGCCGTCGTACTTGGACAGGTTTGCGCCCCACTGCCGCTTTATGAGTGCAATGGTGTGCCGTTTAAGCATGGTGTCGTTCCACACTTCCGTGTACAGATCAGGATCAGTGGAGCGATACGCTTCGATCAACAGGAACTGCCCTGCCACAAAGTCTTTCCAGTTCATATGGAGCGTGAGACGGTTTGCGTAACGGCTGAACGTGATCTGCTTTTCAGGATCCAGCAACTGCTGCAACATCTCAATGTACTGCATGGTGGTCACAAAGTAGTTCAGATTCATCTGCCCTGTGCGCAGCCCGTAGAAATCGTTCAGTGCCATTTGGTAGCGCACATTGAAGATGTTGTTGATTTGCAGATTGAACCCAATTTGGAACACACGGGTAACGCTCAGTATTCGTGACCCATCGCTGCCAAGGGAGTTTGTGTTCAAGTACCCGTTGTCTATGTCTTGTTGGGTGATTTGGTACTTGTAGTACGTCTTCTCGTGACCGTACATATGCCAGTCAAAGAAGTGCCGAAGGGCTTCATCAATACGGTCCTCTACTTGAGAATCGTCCACATTGATCTCAATCACGGGATGCCCAAGCGCACGGAGTGCGTACTCTTTTAGTTCTTGTCGTGTGGTTGGGTTAGCCATCCAGGAAGTCTCCTTTGAGATTATTTAGGAGACTTGCCTCTCCCATTCCAAAAAAGCCACCAGTCGTGCCAGTTCTCCCTCTCTGTCACAGATCCTGTTGCACTCGTTACAATTCAACGGCATTCTGATGGTGTTTTCGCCATCCGAAATGTAGTGCATTTCGCCCCGTTTGTATACTCGTATCTTCCATCCGTGCGGAACACTGTATTTGGGTTCGATCTTTAAAAAGTCATCCCACAAGTATCGGTTACCGTTAAGTTCAATCCAGTCGTTTCCATGATGAATCAGAGAATACACCACTAGCCTCCTATTTACTTTTTAGGCGTACCACCTATTGTCTCTACACCCGTGATTGAAGGGGTTTGTGATTTCGGTAGATACTTTCCTTCGGGCGTAGCAGTACCTGAAATTTTTGCTTTGGGGGTAAGGTATACGCTACCCGATTCCGAAACTGTCGGAGCAATCTTTCGTAAAGCCTGAGCAGAAATTCCCAACACCGAACGTAACCCCGCATGGGTTGACGCACCAACGACTCCACTATTCAACGCGGTTCTCAGACTATTTCCTGCTGCTTGATACGCGATAACGTCGTTGTATAAGTTCTTTACGTCCGCAGTTATAAAGTTAAACTGTGTTCCGTAGTAGTCTCCTATCACAGTGTTTCCTGTGTAGCCAACAATCACTATATTGTCGTATATGTTTCGCAACCAGTTTATGTTTGACTGTATTGGCAAGAAAGAGAATGTTTGTCCTCCACTCCAACCACCAGAGAAAAGATACTGGAAATCCGCTCTGTCTGAACTGGTTCCCTGCATCGTAGTCACGCCGAACAGGTAGTAGGTTGTGTAATCAGATGCGTTTCTACGAACGTCTTTGTTTGCACTCAATCCTTGAATTTGTTCCACAGACTGAACAATCATGCATCCACCGCTTTCGTATCCAAACAGATACGCAGCGGTTCCTCCTGATGCGGTGAACCCTCCGCATACACCGTCAAACAAAGTAAGACCCAAAATATCAGAGTCTTCTCTACACACCAACGAAGTTCCAATTACTCCGTTTTGTTCATCACGGAAAGAAACGGTGCCACTGACTCTACACAGGTTGTCCACTGGAAAGAGTGAAGTTTCAAACGGACCATTCATGGAGAGGTGGTAAACCGTATAGTCTCCTGCGTAGTCTTGCTCGTACACCACAGGAGCAGTTGCTCCCAATAAAGCGTAGTCTCCTAAAGCAAGAGTGACCCCGCCCATTCGTATGTGTACGTCTTCCATCCAACCCTTGAACGGGTAGTCTCCCGATCTACCACTGCCAACCATTAGAGGAGAAGCACTGTTTCTGATGTGTCCGGTTACTGCAACAGAGCCGTAAAAAGCACCATTCCAATACGCCATACACGCAGTAGCACCGCCAGTTCTCCCCCACATGATAGCAAAACGATGCCACTCATTTAGCGTCACTCCATCAGCAGGACACACATTCAAAGCAGTGACATTGTATCCAGCAGAAGCGTTCGTAGAGTCAGCAAAATGGAACACCAACTGGTTGTTTCCGCTGTCGTACTCAAATCTAAAAGAGTCGTTTGTACTAGCATTCAGCCCATCCGCGCTTCTAGTGAGAAGAATAGGATCGTAGTTGTTGCTTGGTTCCGACTCAAGATACAGCCAACCCTCTATAGCAAAATACGGAGTACTTGTAGAAGTAGTAAATGCAGGAAGAAGAATTCCCGATGCTTTTTGTGCGGCAGAATCCAAAGCAGTGCCTTTGAACTTGCCAGCCCGCGCACCGATTTCACCACTAACTCCAATAGAGCCTATACTAGGAATGTAAGTTCCTAGTGTTATTCCTGCTTCAGTGTAGTTATTGACTATCGTTGGAGTAATAGTAGACTGAAACACCTGCTCGTTTGTCAAAAAGAATCCGTTAACGGTGCCACTCAAAACTTGTTCAGTGAAAGGATTTATTTGAACTGTTTTGGTAACCGTTCTTACTGTCTGTCCAAAAGTTCCATCTGAACCTGGTGTCGTGTCTGTGGAAGTATATGAAACATTCACATCGGGTAGCGTTTGCTCCACCACTAGGTTTTGGCGATTAGCG